GTCCTCGCGGATCGCGCTTATCTCCACCACGTCCTCCGGCGACTGGCATCCTGTCTGCATCCCTATCCAGTACGTCCTCCCCATTTGCTGCGGCTTCCCTCCCCTTGGGTTGGTCAGCATGAGTATCTCCAACTCGTCTTCAAAGTGCTTCTGCACACGATTATTGCGGCTTGGCCGCGTTAAGAATGAGCCTTAGTATTGTGCCTCATACATGAGGGGCTGCAAGAAGATAAGCCCTACCGAAACCGGCGAGCGTTAGTTGAGCCATGAACACATATGGTATACTTTGTGCATATGCGAACCACCGTCTACAAATGCGACCATTGTAAGCGAGCTATCGGTGAGAAGCCGCACATCAGTTTGAGCTTCGGCCAGTTCTCCGGCATCGCCCTCCCGCCGTTCATATACGGCACTCCGTATTGGGGCGTGTTCGCTAGCCTCAATGGGAAGTTTTTGCACTTCTGCAGGCCCGACCATCTAGGCCAGTTCTTCGCCAAGCTCATGCAAGACGTGATGCTAGCAAACGAGGGAGAGGTCAAGCCGAACGCCGAGCGAAAGAAGAAATAGCTATGGCCACCCTTCGACAAAAGAACCTCGCCAAAGAGATAGTCGCTGCCGCAAAAAGCGGTAAAAAGACCTCTGCTGGGGCTATTTTGGAAAAGGTGGGTTATAGCAAGGCGACTTCTAGGGGTCGTCCAGGGGACATTATTGCCCAAGAGGGGGTGCAAGAAGAGCTAAAGGTTCTTGGCTTTGACCCTGAGAGCGCCATGAAGGTCGTGGCGAAGATTCTGCACGGCGAGAAAACACGGGACGAAGTGAAGCTCAAGGCATCCGAGCAAGTGTTCAAGGTTCACGGATCATACGCTCCCGAGAAGAAGCACATATCCGGCTCCATGAGCCTGACCGCGCTCTTGGTCGATGAGGTAGAGGACGATAACGAGGGTTTGATTGCCGACGATGGATGAGACGCTGGCCAAGGATAAGGAGCTGATGCGTCGGTTTCAGAAAAGCCCGACCTATTTCGTGCGTCGCATGTGGGGCCTCGTCCCGCAGCCAGTCAAACCCGAGTGCTTTGACGAGGTGAAGGCCTTGGTTGCATCAGGCAACCTCAAAGGCATCAAAAAGTCCCACTTCTCCCCTTTTGAGAAGGGCAAGCACATCACTTGGCAACAATGGCTCTTGCTGGTGGCCGTCGAGCTGGCCATCCGCGGCAAGGGTAAAAGGCGCATCAGCGTCAGGAGCGGCCATGGGGTTGGCAAGAGCTGTACGATGTCCTGGATAATCCTATGGGCCTTGTTCTGCCACAAGGACGCCCAAGTGCCTTGCACGGCTCCCACGTCGAGCCAGATGCATGACGTGCTTTGGAAGGAGCTAGCGTCCTGGCTCCGCAAGATGCCTGCGCAGATCGCCTCGCTCTACGACTGGTCGAGCGAGTATATACGCATGAGGGAAAGCCCCGAGACGTGGTTTGCCCGTGCTCGCACGGCCTCGAAGGAGAACAGCGAGGCCCTGGCCGGCGTCCACGGTCCTTTCGTCCTCATGGCGGTTGATGAGGCCTCCGGCGTCTACGAGGAGATTTACAACACCGCCGAAGGAGCCATGACGGGCGAAAACGTCTTGGTCATCCTCATTTCCAACGGCACGCGCTTGGTGGGCTATTTCTACGACACGCACAATAGCGATAGCGCCCGTTGGCAAACCCTGCATTTCAACGGCGAGGATAGCCCTATCGTGGACCAGGATTTCGTGACGGGCATCATCGCCAAGCATGGGCGGGATAGCGACGAGTTCCGCATCCGCGTCGCTGGCGAATTTGCTGCCGAGGAAGGGGTGGACGACCAGGGCTATGTTCCCCTCTTGGTCGAGGCCGACCTGCGTGCCGCGAAGGACACGGCGCTACGCGGGCGCATCCGCTTGGGCATAGACCCGGCCAAGGATGGTGGCGACGATATGTGCCAGGCGGCCAGGGATAGCCTCAAGGCGAAGATTTTGGAGCTTGAGAAGGTCAACACGCCCAAAAGCATCGCCCATCGCGCTGTGGGGCATATAAAGACCTTTGGCATAGACCCGGACGATGTGGCCTGCGACAACTTCGGGGAGGGCGCGAACGTGGCGCAAGAGGTGGCGCTTTCAAGCGTTGGGACCGGGCCGGACGGCAAGGCTCTCCCGAACCTTCGCATCAACGGCGTCAACGTGGGCGAGGGGCCGGATGACCCGGAGCGTTTCTACAACCGCCGTGCCGAGCTGTTTTGGAGGCTGCGCGAGTGGGTCAAGGCCGGTGGGGAGTTCTGCGACCTGGACAAGTGGCGCGAGGAGCTGTTGAGCATCCGCTATCGCCGCACGCCGGGGGCCAAGGACCGCATACAGATCATGCCCAAGCCTATCATGCGAAAGCTGGGCCTCAACCATGGCCGCTCCCCTAACAAGGCTGACGCCTTGGCTTTGACGTTCTACCGCCCGGACGTGGCCATACAGCAGTACGTCCAAGAGCCGTATATCCCGACGAGCAGCTACGAAACATACTGAAATATGAACAAATCCCTTGAAAAAGCTGCGGCCGAACAGATGAATACCTTATATGTTCAACAGTACAGGCTTATACTAGAGCATGTACCAAGGTGGCAGCGCTTCCTCATGGAGTGGTCACCCTTCTGGCGCAGATACTTCGACTACAGCATTACCCTCATGGACGGTGACCCGACGAAATTGACCCTGGTGCGGTCAACGGGCGGCAAGGTCCTGGTCATCGCGCGTAACTTCGACCTCGACGAATACCTAAAACAAAAAGGGCTATGCCCAACGACAGAGAAAAGATAGCTCTACAGCTATCACAAGAATACGAAAACGGCCTCGAATATAAGCAGGGCCGCGTTGCCAACTGGCAGCGCATCGAAGACCTGTACTTCGGCAGGGTCAAAAAGACGGTAAAAGGCCAGTTCAACGTCCCGCTCCCCATCATGTCCGGGTTCGTGGACACGATGCACTCTAAGGTGGACGAAAAGACCATCGTGCGGTTCAAGGAGGCCCACGAGAGCCTGTACCGCAACACGAAAAAGACCCAAGCCTTCTGGGATGCGGAGAGCAACAAGGACGACAACGACTTCGCGTCTAAGGATCTGAACGTCAAGAAGCTCGCCATCATGTCCGGGCGTGGCATCTGGCGGGTTTTTGGCGAAAGCAAGCCAAAGTTCAAGTTCAACCTGCGCCCGGTTGACCACTACGATTTCTACATCGACCCGATGACGCGCGGGGGCGTCGAGAACGCCCGTTATCTTGGCGAGGCTGGCATTTGGCTCTCACGCCAACAGCTCATCGACGGGGCGAATGACGGGATGTATGACGCGAAAGCGGTCGATACCCTCATCAACGGCCAGTCGGAGGACACCATCAAGGACAACGACGACAAGTACCGCAACAAGGCCAACCGCCTCAATGCCCTGGGCCTGACCGGCACGATGTTCAACTTCCAAGGGGAAGGCATGACGCAGTTTATCGAGAGCGGCACGACCTATAAGGGCAAGCGCATGTATGCCCTATGGAATTACGAAACCAAGCTCATCATCCGCTTGGAGGAGTGGGACAAGGTTTTCGAGAGCGGCATGTGGGCCTGGAAGTCTTGGGCAACCCACGAGGACGAGTTCAACTTCTGGTCCAAGGGGCCGTGCGACGACATCCTCCCGGTCGCGGAGAGCATCGCCGTCCTGTTCAATCAGGAGCTGACCAACCGCAATCGCCGGAACATGGGGCAGCGTGCCTATGACCCCGAGATGTTCCCGAACGCGGCACTTCTCGAGTTCCGGCCTGATGGGCTCGTGCCTACGGCCGCCGGGGCGACCAAGACGCGCCAGATCGCTAGCGGCATCTACCAGTTCGAGACGCCGGAGCTGCAAGGGACCATCAACCTCGTCGAGTACATGGATAACATGCTCGGCACGAAGTCGGGCATCACGGCTGGCTCCCAAGGGGCAGCAGAGGAGCAGAAGGTCGGCATCTACCAAGGCAACTTGCAGCAAATCGCTGACCGCCTTGGCCTGGTCAACAAGAGCTATACGAAATGCTGGCGCGCCATCGCTCGTGCCTTTGTGTGGGCCTGCAAGGAACATCTGAACGAGCAAATGGCCGTCCGTCTCATCGGGGAGAATGGAGTCGAATGGGACTACCTGCGAGGCCGGGACATCGACCCGAACGTCGATATCCTCGTGGAAAGCGGCTCGGCAGAGCTGGAAGTCGCCCTCGTCAAGAAGCAGTCGCGCTCGAACGCGCTCGCGGCTCTCAACGCCGACCCGGCGCTTCTCGCCGTGGTCAACCCCAAGTGGCGCGCTGAACAGACCTTGCTCGCCGGGGACTTCACCGATGAGGAGGTGCGGGTGGCCATGGACACCGAGACGACTGGTAATAAAACCGTCATGGCGCGCGCGTCCGAGGCCATCAACGACATTGTGGCCGGAAAGACGCCGAAGCTCTTTAGAGGGGCGAATACGGCCTTCCAGCAAAAGATTGTGGACTTCGCCTTGGACAATACCGACGATAACCTCGACCTGTACATGGCGCTCATGACCTATTCCGAAGCCCATGACGCCATCGTGGAGGAGAACATGGTGCGCGAGGCTATGCGCCGCCGCTCCCAGACCGGTCTACCCCCGGAGGAGGCCGTGCCGATGCCCGTCTCCCCTGCCCCCAAGCCACCGCTCAATCCGGCCATGGCCCTTGCCTAGACTATGCGAATACTGAACGAAGCCCAACGTATCAAGCGCCGGGAGTATGCAAGGGAGTGGATGCGTCGCCGCCGCGCTCCCGTGGTAGACGAGGACGACTTGCCCATCGCGCCCGGCCCTAGGCCGCGCATGTACCGCGACATCATGCGGGACGAGCGCCGGAAAACGTCGGTCCATGCGCGTTTCGACGATAAAATCACGGAGCTAATGCAGGCTGGCCGCATCCTGGTCTAGTATGCAGATCACGGCATCCACCCTCATCGCCAAGATTAATTCGTTCAATCGGTCCGAGTATGACAGCCGCGTGAACGCTATGCTCGACGGCTTCCTAGAGGCCGTGCGCGAGGTCCAGGCGGTCGAGGCTATTGCCGAGAGCGACATCATCAAGAAATTCGTCGGGAAGTGCGAGAGTCGCGTCAAGGAAATGGACACCCGCCTACTGACCGAGCGAAAGCTGTCCGACCTGGACCGTGAAAACCTGCTGGACAGGAAGGAGCTGTACCGCGATTTCATGTCCACCTTCGACCCCGGCAAACGGTGCGAGGAGATAGACCGTGCCATCGACAGCCTGATTGAGTAAATATGCAAGAATACATAGAAAATATCGTCAAAAAGTACACGGACTGGCGCATCAGGCGCTCCATGACGAACATCGCCGCGTTCGCCAACGCCAACAAGCGACTGCTCATAATCGTCGCTGACCCGAGGGATAATACCCTGTTCATGGCCCATAGGGGTCAACAAACGGGTGGTATCATAAAATCCGAGGATGGGAAGGACTGCAACGTGGTCCGCGAGGTGCTGAAAGTGTCCAAGTTCGACAAGAACGGGGCCATCGACAAGTTCATCGCCGCTATCATGTTCCACATGCAGACACCGCTCACCAACCCGCACGTCAACAACTTCTTTCAATGGGTAGACGGTGCGCTTTTTAACATCAATAAAGCAATCAAACGCATTTATGGGTAGACCGAAGAAGAACGCCGAGGTCCAAGCGGATCAGACGGAAGTCAAAGAGGTGGATACCGAGGTGGAAGTCGCCCCGGTTGAGGCTAAGAAGGTTCCCGAGGCCGAGCTGGTGGAGAAACGCGGGAAGTTCTCGCTTTTCAAGGCTGGCGACGAGTTCGTGGTGTTCAACGACAATAAGCAGGCGGTTGGCCGGCCAAAGACAGAGGCCGAGGGCCGCGCGCTCCTGACGGGTTGGAATCGAGCCTAGTCACTTAGACAAACAATAAAAGACTTGCGACGTTCGGAGGTTCTATATAGGCCTCGGAGCGATAGTTACTCGCAAGTCTCTATCGTTTCGTCGCCTGAAAGAGCCTCCGCATCGCGGGGGTTTTTTCGTAAATCAAGGCTTTTTAGCCTTTCTAAGCCTGGTCCGACTTCGACAGGACCACCGGCTAAGCGCCGGGACAAAAAACACTTATGTCACAAGACAATCAAGCGCTTGATAACGCTTCGCCCGAAGTTCGGGAGATTATCAAAGAGATGGAGGCCGAAAGCGCACCCGCGCCGGAGGCTAAGACGGAGACGGTGGAAACCAAGGAGGAGGTCAAACCCGAGGCTAAGCCGGAGGAGAAGGCCGAAGCCCAGGACAAGCCGGAGCCGGACGAAAACAAAAACAAAGTAGAACGCACCTCAAAATACGTTCCCGTTAGCAAGCATGTCGAGGAGCGGCACAAGCGTCAGGAAGCCGAAACTCGCGCCGAAAAGGCCGAGCGCGAAGCCGCCGAGCTGCGTGCCAAACTCGATGCCGCTTCTAACAAGCCCGCAGGGGAAGCGAACGATGATCTGGCGAACCTAGGCAAGTCCCTCGCTGAAAAGCACGACTTAGACCCCGGTTTCGTCAATGACTTGCTCGAAGGTGTATCCAAGCTCACGTCAAGGCAGCAAAAAGACCTGCCGCCGGAGCTGAAAGCAGACCTAGAAGCAATCAAGGCGGCTCGCGCCGAAGCCGAAGCCCAGCAACGTCAAGCTGCCGAGGATAAGCACTTCGACAGCGAGTTCGACAGCATCGTCAAAGAGTTCCCCGAGCTGGCTTCACGGAAAGAGGCTCTAAAAGAGCTGGCCTTTTCCGAGGAGAACATCAACACCAAGCTCCGCACGCTCGCCATCGCGTACAAGCACGATAACCCCGAGGCTCCGGGTCGCAAGACCATGGAGACGCCGGGAGGTAGCAGGAACGGCACTCGCGTCATCGACTACAAGGAAATGACCGAGGACCAGCTTGCATCCCTCTCCGGGGAGGAAATCGACAAGTACGCCGAGTGGCTGCGAAAAAATCCGAAAGGATAGCGACTTGGTGAGGCTCAAAACAAAAACCAATTATGGCAAATTCACTTTCAGCGGCCTCTCCCCTCTTGTGGAGCAAAATCATGGGCCGCAAGCGGTTCAAGACCAACGTGTTCCGCGCCTTGGCTTCGTTCGCCGAGCAGCCTTCCTTGACCTTCGGGTTGAGCGTTGACCGCCCGTACCGCTCGAACCTGGTCGTTGAAAACTACACGAAGGGTACTGCCGCCAACGTGCAGGACATCTCCGCTACCTCGGACAAGCTGGAGATCAACAAGCAAAAGACCATCCTTATATACATCGACACGGTGGATAAGCTGCAGAACAAGTACGACTTGATGCAGGTCAATGCCGAGGAAATGGGCAAGCGTCAGGGCGAGGCCATGGATGCCGAGTTCTTGTATGAGGTCATCAATGCCAACAACACCATCGACGCTGCCGACTTCGGCGGTTCGTCCGGGACCGGCTTGACCCTCTCGACGAGCAACGTTTCGAGCGTCTTGGCCAAAATCAACCGCAAGCTCAACTCGCAGAATTGCCCGGTGGAGGGCCGCTTCGCGGCTATTTCCCCGCAGTTCCACGAGATCTTGTGGAATTACATCTCGGGCAAGGAGAGCTTGCTTGGCGATAAGAGCGGCGAGTATGGGCATGTCGGCAAGTACGCTGGCCTCGACCTGTACCTGACCAACAACCTGACCGCTTCGGCTGTCTGGACGCCTGCCAACCAGCCTTCGGACGGTGACACCATCACTATCGGTGGCGTGACCTTCACCTTCGAGACGGGAACGCTCGATGCGGCCGGCAAGGTCAAGTCTGAAACCTCGACCGCTGTGACCCTCGACAACCTCGTGGCGTTCATCAACGCGGGCGGTGCTGGCGTGGCGTCGCAGGGCTATGACCTGTCCGTCGCCAACCAGCGCATCGTGCAGAACATGGTCGCTGTCGATGGCACGACCTATGTGACCGTCTACCAGAAGGGCGTGTCCTTTATGACGGTTTCCGGCTCTGATGCGACTGACACCTGGACCAAACCGACCCAGCATGTCCTCGCGGGCATGAAGAATGCTATCGACATGGTCATCCAGAAGGAGCCGACCGTGCAGATGGACGAAATGCTGTCTAACGGCAAGTTCGGTGTGAATGTCGGCTCGCTCGACGTGTTCGGCTGCAAGACCTTCAACCAGGGCAAGAACGAAATCGTCAACGTCAAGATCGACACCTCCGACACGACCTTGTTCGCCTAAGAGCAAACGAAGCTAACAGGCTTTCAAACTCTATGAACGAACAATGTAAACACAACGGAATGCTCGCAGCCGTGGCCCTCGGGGTCGCGGCTGTAGGCCTCGCGTTGTCCGCGCTCTTTCTCGCACGCCCGACCGTGGCCCCGGCCCCTGCGCCTGCCCCGGTAGTGGTGCTGCCCTCGGGCGCAAACGTCGCCTCTCTCCCGGCTCCTGAGCCGGAGGAGAAGCTAGGCGGGCTTGTCCACAACACCCAGGAGACGTTTGACGCAGGCATCGCCGTCAAAGGCGTTGCCGTCGTCGGCTCTGACCGCTCTGTATCGAGCACGAACCTGTACGTTACGGGCGTAGCCACCGGCAACGTCGCCGCCAAGCTGACCTCCACGATGTCCAGTTCGGCCACGACCACGGCCTGCTCCTTCTATAACGGGTCTGGCGTGGTTCGCACCGTGACCTCCGCTGGGGTGCGCGACCGTGGCACGGCCTCGTCCCTTGGCTCCGTGATCTGGTTGGCTGGTACGAGCACCTATCCGGGCGTCGCTACTGTGGCGACTGGAAAGGCGCTCAATACGGCAGTCGTCCGGCTGTCTGGTGTGGACCGCATCACGACCACCTCGACCCCGCAGCTTACAGCGTACACGGAATGGGCTAGTGGCGAATACTTCAACTTCGTCTCTGCCACGACCACGAACGCAGGAGCTTGCAGCTTGACGTACCTCTAACGGTGTCGTCCTTCATCCCCGGCTCGTCCGGGGATGGGCCGACTACATCGACCACCCTATGACCAAGTTCTTCGCAGGCGCAATCGTGGGCATCCTCCTCATGACCGCCGCAATCGCCCAGACCTCGCCAGCCACGAGACTTGGAGCGACGCCAGCCTCAAATGGGAGCTTCCCAGGCATCTACAACGCCACGCCGACTGCCCTTGGCGACGGGTACGGGGCCGCCATTCTGACGGATCGATACGGTCGTGTCATCGCCAGCTCAACGAGCCAATAATAACTATGGACAAAAACAAGATCTTTGCTGCCCTAGGTGCGCTGACCGGGTGCGCCTTCGTCACTCTCTCGGTGCTCATCGGGGTCGCGTACCTCAAACAAGAGACGGCACTTGGGGCCGCAGTCCCCTCAAACGGCAACCTGCCTGGCATCTATAACGCCACGGGTACGGACCTGGTGCTGCAAGACGGGTATGGTTCGGCTTTAGCGGTCGATAGGTTCGGGCGGCTCATTCTTTCGGCATCTTCGACGATAGGCGGAGGCGGGACTATCACTGGCACAGGCGTAGCTAATCAGGCAACATTTTGGGCTGGGACGTCAAACCTTGGAGGTGACGCGAATTACACTTATTCGACCTCCACTAACTCACGCACCCTACAGGTGGCGGGCAGCTTAGGCACAAACACATCGACCGTTTCATCCACTCGTTTCGTTGCTCAATCTGGCGTAAGCGCGAGTAACTGGCCTGTTCAGTATTCCTTCTCTAGCGATGAAGATACCGGTTTTTCACAGACATCAGACGGCGTTGTACGCATCATACGGAATGGTGTTTGGAGCTGGATGTTCGGCTCACAGACGCAGGTCAACGCGACAGTCATACCGACGGCAAATCTCACCTACGATCTTGGCAGCGCCACTTCTCCATTCTATAGATGGCGATATTTGTACGTTGGTGGCGTGTATTCGTCATCAACATCGCATTTTGACAGCATAAATCTAACATCGTCGAGTACAAATATAACGGCTGGCGGCATAAATCTACAAAAACCGCTCATATTATCCGCTGGCGGCGGCATGCCAAACGTGACTAACGGTGCCGGAGGCCCGACACAGCTTGAAATGCCGACCAACTTCCAAAATGAGAGCGTGCTTCAATTCTCCCCATCTTCGCTCAACAAAGCGACTTGGAAGGTAGCGATACCGAATAATTGGGACGGCAGCACGGTCACGGCGACCCTAATGTTCACAACAACGTCCACGAATACGGGAGGTGTAACTTGGGGTGTTCGCGGCTTTGTTGTGGCATCTGGTGGGGCGATAGATGGCACATGGGGCACGACTTCGACTGTCACAACGCCGCCAAATGGCACGTCGCTCACCATGACGTACACATCAGGTACGACTGTCGCTCTCGGCGGTTCCACTTTTGGCGGTCGTGTTGCGTATATAGAAGTTTCTCGTGATGGGGCGGCATCGGCAGATACCCAGACTGCATGGGCAGGCCTTTCGGCTGTGTATGTGAATTTTGGCGTCAAAAGTCTAAGCGATGTTCGGTAAATATATGCTTTACAAAGCGATGTATCTTCAGGCAGGTGTGATGGTTCAGATCTACAATGACGATGGCAGCTTCCCTGACAAGGCGAACAACGGTTTTATTGAGGGGAAAAACGTGTCTCCTGAGCTTATCGACTCAGTGGCTAAGACCATGATGGCTCGCGTTCTTGACGAGCGGACGCCTAGACTCCTCCACCCGAAAGTTTTTGCAGATACGGCCTCCAAAGTGGAGGCGTCAAAAATGATTATCAAAGATGATGAGGTGCGTGAGGTGACGCTAGATGAAATCAGCGCCCACATGGACGCCTTGGCCCTGGTCGGCGGCGATACGCTCGTTTTGGCCGAGAAACGCCAGCAGGACGGGGATTTGGTGCAGGCCAAAGAGAGTATTGTTGTCGAGCCGGTTGTCGATACGGGTGGTGAAGGCATCTCAGAATCTGTGGGTGAAATTGTTTAGTTATGGCCTGGCCCGCAAGTGAAAACTTTGACTCATACGCAAATGGAGACGCGCTGAACGGAAAAAACGGCGGGTCTGGTTGGAGTAGTGCCTGGGCATTAGCTGGCGGCGCGCCGACAATATCAAACGCGCAAGCGCAATCCGGCACGCTATCCGCGAAGTTCACGGGCGCAGATGATTACGCATATCGCAACTTCACCGCATCTGATGGGGATGAGATGGAGATTTATGTTTTCCCGACATCAGGGACGACCAACGCATACGGGGCGATAGAGTTCCGATCTGGGGGAAGTTCTCGTGCGGACATTCGCGTAAATTACTTGTCGAATGGCGCCCTATATGTAAATGACGGCGCTTCCAATGTTAATGTTGGGACAGTTACAGGAGGCGCGTGGAACAAGATTCGGGTCGTTTTGCGCGCGTCAACAAATAAGTTTGATGTTTACCTGAATGATGCGTTGGTCGCTAGTGACTACAACATGACGAATTCCGGTGCCATTACGCGCATGTATATAAATTGCAGCACTTCCGGTGGCGAAAGCGTGTATTACGACTCGATACAGCCATATACAGCACCAGCCCCATCCGCGCGTGCCATGACGAATATGCGAGGTCCAGGCGGTGGGGCTTCTGTCGGTCCTCTCACATTTTAGCTGCGCCGCAAAATAGGCGAATACAAAAAGTATATGTCCACTTTGGAAAAAGATGTCGAGCAAGTGCTAGAGGGAGAAAAGAACGCATACGAGCTACTTATTAGGCTTGATGAGCGCACAAAGAGCATCGTTACGACACTAGGCGCATTCCAGGTTGGATATGTCACAAAACAGGAGTTTAAGCCAGTCAAGGATGCCGTTGACAATGTGCCGGAGGCATACGTTAGAAAAGAGGATTTTTCGCCTGTCAAAAACGGCTTTTATGCGGTGGCAGGTTTTATCCTTCTTGCAGTCCTCGGCGCGATAACTGGACTCGTGGTCCGTAGCAGCTAGCTTCGTGAGGCTGCTTCAGTCGCTATGAGGCGACTGAAGGAGGCTGTCATGAAGGCAGAGGCGACATTCAAAGGGCAGCGCATTATCGCGGTCATCCCGGACATTCCATTCAACAGCCAAGCCATAGCTGCGCTCATTACACTTCAACGACATGCCCCAAACATGGATATTACCGTGTTTGTCGCGGAGCAGATATTCAAGGCGAAGCTGCATCAAATCAACCTTGATTTTCAGACACTCCTCGCTCTCAATCCCGGGGCATAGCTCGTAGGCCGTCTAGATCTGGCCTCTTTTCCCAAAATAACTATGAAACAAAAACATATCGCGTTTGCTACTAAGGACCGCTTAGTGCAGCCCACGGGCGGCCTAATTGCGTCCGAGGTGGACGGGCAGGACCACATACTTGGGGCTGTTGGTGGGATAGCCGGGCCGGACTTCGAGATGCTTGTGCCGGACGGTCAATGGACGGCTTATCTCCCAGAGGGCGAGCTACAGCGCAACCGCTTCGGGGATACGTTCATGTGCGTCTCCTTCTCCTGGAACAACATCGTCGAGTTCCTGGCCAACCGACGCTACGGGGAGGTGCTCAACATGAGCGATGTCTTCCTTGGTTCCGGCTCCGGGACCATCCGCGGCCAAGGGAACAGCAAGCGCGCGGTGGCCGAATGGGCGCGCCGCAACGGCTTCGTCCACGAGACGGACTACCCGTACACCGAGAGCATGACGCTAGACCAGGCGTATGCCCCTCTCGTACCCCCCTTGCTGGCCAAGGGCAAGGCAAATTTGGACAAGTGGGCCTTCTACTGGAAATGGGTCGGTAACAACTCCCCTGCGGCCCTAAAGGACGCGCTGCGCTTCTCCCCGGTCCAGGTGGATGTCACCGGGTTCTACGACATGAACGACAAGGGCATCGTCGTGTGGAACAGGGAAAAGCCTCAATACGCCCACGAGGTCACGGTGTTCGGTTACGAGGAGGGCGTATGCTGGCACGTCTTCGATAGCGAGGCAACGCAATTTATCCGCTTTGATTGGGCCTATCCGTTCGGCAGTCCACTCGTTGTAAGCGCAAAAAAAAAGATGAACATACAGATATTGAAGGAGAAAGGGAAACCGGCCTTAGCTGTCAAGCATTTCTCCGAAAACTGCATGATTGGTTTTTCCGGCGGTACGGTCGAAGCGCAAGCCTTGTTTAAGAGCCTCTACGGCATTACGGATTTCCGGGAACTGCCGATCAAAGAGGTAGACAAGTTCCCCTGCCCTATGAGCCATTTAATCGTCACTCGTCACGTCTAATATGTCCCCTATTTTTAAGCTCGACCTAAAAGACCTTCTCAAAGGCCTCGTCGTGTCCGTCCTTGCGGCCGTATTCGCGGCCATGGGAACGATGATTAGCAACCAAGGCTTTGCGCTCGATGGCGCCGCCCTTCGGACCATCGCCGCGGTCGCCGTGACCTCCGCGCTTGGCTATTTGAGCAAGCAACTCCTGACGACCGAAGACGGCAAGCTGATGGGCAAGCTGTAAAAATATGACAACACAGCAAATTATCGACTTTTTCGAGAACCTGGTCGATGACACGCTCGATGCGGATTTTGCTGTTGACCTGGCGAATAACGCCAAGGACAAGATTGAGGGCGAGCGGCCTTGGGCCATGGTCAAGCGGCTGGACAGCTCGCAGTCGGCCAGTTCTGCCGCCAAGACCCTGCCGACGGGCTACCTAGGGACGATTGAGATGCGTATTTCCGGCGCATCAAACCCCTTGATACAGGTTCCGTTCGAGAAGCAGGACTTGTACACCGGGGGCGGGTATTGGTACTTGGACATGGCCAACAGCCAGTTCTACCTCACCGGATCGAACCTGTCGGGGACCATCAAGCATTTCTACAAGAAGCAGACGGACGACCTGACGCTCTCCACTTCCCCCATCTGGCCCGCCAAGTTCCACAAGCTCATCGCCTTTGAGATGGCCGAGCTGTTCTTTGCTATCGACCAGGGCGACCGTAGCCGGTCTTGGGATGATAAGTGGTCGGTCCAGCGCGAGCTATTGCGCCGCGCCATGATTGACTGGGACGTAGCCTTGCAGCAGGCGGCTATCGAAAGCGGCCAGTATGCAGAAGGGAGCCAGCAGCCGGACGTGGCGAACGGAATAATGGGCTAGCTATGGAGGACTACCGGGTAACAGCGTTCAAGCACGGGGTCGTCGATAGCATCGAAGACCAGAGCATCCCTGATGGTGCGGCTTCGGATGCGCTAAATTGGCTCACGCAAGGCGACAAGATAGAGCTTCGTCGGGGCTCCCGCGTGATCGGGACGGAAATCGCCGGGACTGGCCGGGTTACGGGCATCCATACCGCTTTCAAAGCCGACGGCACGGAGGTCTACTACCGCGCCCGTGGCAAGAAGGTCGAATATACGACCAACGCCGTTGATGGTCCATGGACCGAGCTCGGTTCCGACATCCTCGGAACGGCCGCGGACGGCGAGAACGTCTTTTTTGCCAACTACTCGACCAATGCCGGGGCGATGATGTTCTTCTCGTCCCCCAACAGCTCCTTGTTCAAGGTCATGGTGGCCAATCCGGGGAGCTATACGGACCTCTACGACAGCACCAAAAACTTTAAGGGCCTCATAGCAATCCATCAGAACAGGATGCTCTTGTGGCAGCGCACGACGGACATAACCGCGCCATACGGCTCATACATCGACACGGCGACCTATACGACCGTTTCGGCAGAGGCGACCACCTCGCTCTCCGGCACGCTCGCGTTCAAGGCGGCCGGGCCTAAGCGGACGTGCTTTGGCGTCGCAATCACCATCACGGCTTCCGGGGAGGTCTATACAGACAATTACAACGGCGTCCTGACCGGCTCCTTGGGCGGTACGGGGACCATCAACTACACGACCGGGGAATACACCTTGTCGAACGCTGGCGTCGGGACGGCTGACTACCAATGGGAGAACAGCAACGCGGCGGGCATCACGGACTTTTCCAAGTCTACCCCGCGCACGGCTGGCCAGGGCTTCGTATTCCGGCAGGACGACGGCGGCAGCAAGCTCATGAACATCTTGCCCATCGGAGACACGCTTTTCTGCCTCCATGAGCACCGTTCCTGGGCCTTGACCCTCACGGCGACCGATACGGCGGCCTCGAACGATATCTTCCGGGTCAATGTCGGCATCCCCTCCCCTCGCGCGGCTATAGCGGCTGGGGACGGCATCTATTTCATCGACACAACTGATCCGGCTAACCCGCAATTCAAGAAGCTCTACCCCTCCGGCGCGTCCGGCAACATCGTCCCGTCCGTCGTAACCGAGAACGTGGACCTAACGGGCTATATCTTCGACGATTGCTGCATGGAGGAGTGGGGCGATTACATCACGTTCACGGGTCGCGCATCGGATTCTACGGTCAATAACCGCCTCTTTGCCTTCCACAAGCGCTGGAAAAGCATCGACATCCTGGACTATTACGTCTCCTGCACGACCAAGGCCAACGGGACGCTCATCGCAGGTGAAAGCATCTCGAACAACGTCATCACCCTCTTTTCCGGGTTCGACGATAGCGATTCCCTCATCAACAACTATTGGGCTGGCAACAACTCGAACCTGAAACGTCCGGGCAATCTCAAAAAGGTGAAGCGTCTTTGGATAGAGGGCGAGATACAGGAGGCGCAATCCTTCGATGTGTACCAGGAGAACGACCGGGGCGGCATGGCCCTCGTTGGGACGGTCGATGGAAGCGAGAGCTACGTCGATACCAGCCAATCCGTCCTCGTCGGGACGCATACGGTCGGCTCCAAGGAGGTCGGCGGCGGCGCCTCAACAGTCGAGGCGTATCATTATCACGCGCCTATCCACCTACGTTTGGACAAGTTCATGGATAGAAAACTCAAGTTCGTGGCCCGCGGCATCGGGTACGCCTCCATTTCGGCCATCACCGACCACGACATCCGCACCCATGAGGCCAAACTTCCCCGAAAATACCGCTCATAATATGAAAAAGCTCTTAACAATCGCACTCTCGGTGGCTCTCCTGGCCTCATCTTTGCCGGTCGCAGCCGCTCCGTACACGGTCAAACGCGGGGATACGCTCTTTGGTATCGCCAAGCGGTCCGGCACGACGGTCGCGCAGATCGCTGCAGCGAACGACATAGCCGACCCCGACCTCATTCTTGCCGGGCAGGTTCTAGAGATTGACGCTTCCCTTGGAGCCAACCTCCCTATCGTGGTTGCGGACTTCGACGATAGCCTCGCCTCGCGCATCACGTCATCGGCATCTAGCCTCACCTTGACCCGCGGCACGGTTCCCGGTACGGGTACGGCCCTCTCCGGGCTGTACGGGTTCCGCATTGACGACGAGTACATGACGGCGACCTGCGTTTCGACGGCCTGTACCATTGTCGCGCGTGGGCTAAGCCCGGTGGACGGTTCGACCGAGGTATCGGCCCTCAAAGCCGAGCATCGGCGCGGCGCGGTGGTCAAGATATCCAACTTCCCGCAGCTCGCCCTAATTACGCGGATGTTGAACGGGCAGGATTCCATACCGGGTAACATCTATTCGTCCTCGACAACCTACATCCCACCATCGGCGGCTTATTTTGCCTCGAAGTATTACGTCGACAGCGTCGGCGCGGGAGGGTTCACGGCGGCAAACGTCTCATCAACGGGTGGTTTGACAGCCATATCTTCCGGCATACCTAACTGCTCAACGGCTGCGGCGTGCGCGATTGTAAATGTTTCCTCGACTGGCGGGTTGTATAGGAATCCGACAACGGGCGAGATGGCTTTTGGCGGTGTGGTGAACACGTCTACCGTATTCAATGGGACGGCTTCGTTTATTGGAAACGCGACCGCAACGGCTAGGTTCGCATTAGTCAACGCGCCCACAACAACCTTTGACGTTGTGAACATGGGCGCGCTTGGAAACCTCGTTGCGACTGGCACGGCAGGGACTACGATAACCGCCGGTAGTCTACTCGTTCTTTCGTCAACTAGTTCTCGCCTGTTCCTGGCGGATTCTAGCGTATCGACTACAGCCTGGGCGTATGTAGGAGTGGCTTTGAGCGCTGCGACCGCTGGCAATTCAGTCAGCTTCGCTAGGCATGGTGCTATCGTCGGGGGCTTCTCTGGCCTTTCACCCGGAAGTAAATACTACCTTTCTACAGGCGGGGCCATAGCTCTATCGCCAGGCACTATCCCGGTATCCGTCGGTATAGCCTATTCGACATCGACAATGCTCCTCCGTAAGCCCGAGTTCAGGGCAGTTACGGCTGGAACAAGCGCAAACGTATGTAATGGCGATCAAGCGATAACTGTACCATTCACTCCTACAAGAATTGAGCTTGAAGGTGGAAATACAAACAGCCTTGGAGCTTCCATAGGCACTTGGACTGCCCTATCTAGCGGCGCCTCTACTTCAAGGGCTATAGGAGGTTCGATAGGCGCGACGAGTTATTTCGTACACTCGGGTACTTCTGCACTTTATTGGGCAGAAAGCGGCCCTACGACATTTTCCGTTGCCGTAGTGACATCCACATCTGGCTTTAACCTCATTTGTACGCAATCTGGTAGTGCCAGGACTGTGAATTGGACCGCTTTCTACGACGAGCAGTAAAAATATTATGCCCACGCAAACAAAAGACCCGTTCGTTTCCCAAGACCCCAACGTGCAGGCCCGTCTTATTGCCATGGGGGCAAAGGGCGCCTCTGCGGACACGGCGGCCATGACCCAGGCGGTATCTATGAAAACGCCCGGCGTCCTTGTTCGCGGTGGGACGGGCGCAGATGGGACGCAGTATCAGGCCATGACGACGGTAAACGCCCAACGTCCTGACCAGGGCGTACCTATGGCGAAGCCGACCGACCCCGCCAAGCCGACGACCCGCTACAACGCCGACGGGAGCGTGAACACGGGCCTGGCCCCTTCGGTCGCGGCTCCGTCCACCACACCCGCCCCCACAGGCCCGGCGGGAGCGTCCCCGCAGGCGACCCCCGGCTCCATCCCGACGACCATGACGGCTGCAGAGTTCCAGGCGTCCCGGACCGGGGGCGTGGACGAGGCGGCTATCCGCGAGGACGTGCGGAAGCGGCAACAGGCGAGGATTGATGCGGTTGAGCTGGCCTATCAGGACATCCTTCGCAACCAAGGCAGGGCCAACGAGGCGAATGCCGGGGCTACCAGGGCCGTAAACGCCCGTTCTGGCCTCATTGGCTCGGACTTTGGCAATGCCAACGACATGAACCAGCGGAACGCGGGAAACAAGGCTATAGAGGCTATCCAGGCCGAGCGCGCCGCCAAGGTCAATGACATCATCTCCCAAATCGACAGCATCGCCACCAAGGAGATTGAGGCCAAGAAGCAAGAGGCTATCGGAAACGCCGACGCCTACAGCAAGTATTTGGACGAGGCGCAGGGCAAGGCGAAGGAATATATCAAAGGGCTTGGGGCCGCTGGCATGTCGCTCGACCAGCTCAAAGAGAAGGCGCCAGATCAGCTAGCCGCCCTCCTCAAAAACTCCGGGATGGATGAGTTCTCCTTGAACCTTGCGCTCAATGCGGCACGCAAGCCTGCGGAAAAGATTGATTGGAAGACGGATATCAAGGGGAATAACATCATCGCCTATGGTCTCGATCCCGTGAACGGGCAGATGGTCTATCAGACAAAGGCTCTCCCGGCAGAGGCGCAAGGCAACGATGTGAAGATTCTCGGAGACGAGATATGGTCCGTTTCCCCGGACGGCAAGACGGCCACGAAGATTGGGGCTGCGACCAAGGAAGAAAAGCCACAAACGAAGGTAGTCAAAAACGTGGCTTATACTTCCTTTGATGGGGGCAAGACCTGGGAGAAGGCCAAGGGTATCAACCAGCCAGCGGCGACCGCGGCATCTGGTAAAAAGCCAGTGTCCGAATCAAAGAGAGTGGCCGAAGCGGTAAATGAAATGAACGCCGGGATTGCCGCGGCGACCAAGACCCTGCCGGACGGTTCCCGCGTCCCCTGGCTCGGTGCCGATGGATACATCGCCCCGGAGGATTACTTGAAGCTCAAAGGGGCTTGGGTGTCCAAGGGTCTCTCCGCGACCACCTTTGACAGCCGTTTCAAAGGAATTCGTAATCCTCAAGATACATATTCCGTAGGAAAATAAAAGCTATGGGCCAGTTCGATGACTTGTTCGGTACAACGCCCGTAAAGACTGCCGAAAAGAAGCCGGAGGCCGCGACACAGGGCGGCCTCTTTAGTGACCTGTTTTCGGCCCCGGTAAAACCAGCCACCCCTGCCGTTCCCCCGGCTCCCGCTGTCCCGCTTGCGCCAGGCCCGCGCATGAGCCTATTGCCGAAGGTGAAGAAGAACGAGCAGATTGCTGCACGCGACCCGAGCCAACAGGTCGTGCAGTCGCCTTTGACTCCTACACCGCAAAAAAGAGCAGAGGGATTGGGAGCGGTGGCCTTGCGGACTGGAGCAGTAGCGATGCAGCAGTTCGCGGATGCGGCCAAGTTCACAGCAGATTATCTTGTGAAGCGGCCAGAGATTTTGGTGCAAGGCGATATCGTCGCATCGGCTGTTAAGAACCTGCCCCCAATAAAAAAAGCGAAGGAGGTTATTGCGAGGAAGTACATGGAAGTCACGGACGCGGGCCTAAACCCTCTTGATATCGCGCAGAAGAAGGCTCGGCAATTCAACGAGGAGGTCAACCCTGTTGACCTAGAGTTTGAGAAGCTGACATGGAAGGAGCGACTTGCCCCGAAAAACCTGCCAAAGACGATATACAAGCTCGTCCCGAGCGTGGCGGGTTCTATGGTCGGGTATCTTGTAAACCCCGCCCTTGGCGCGGCTTCGATGGTCGGCTCAACCGCCGAGGATGTGAAAGAGAAGGCGGTTAAGTCAGGGATGGACGAAAAGAAGGCCGAAGACCTTGGCCTTGTCACGGGTATCGCTGTCGGGTGGCTAGATCGCCTCATTCCCGGAAAGGTGTTGTCCGGCGAGGCAAAAAAGCAGTTTATGGGTGGTTTCCTTGGCCGTACCCTCAAAGCATCCGGAGGAGAGGCTGTGACCGAGGTTGCCCAAGAGAACCTACAGCTCGCGGCAGAGGCGACTTTCCGCGATGACTTGGGGTGGAACGAAGTGAAGACACGCAACGCCATGGCCGCGCTTGGCGGCATCATCGGTGGTGGTGGCCTTGGCGCTATCGCGGACGCTTATCGCGCCGTGAGCGGCCCGGCCCCTGTCCAACAGGACGCCGTCGCGCCGACCGTACCCCCGGCTCCCCCAGCTCCTGCCAAGGAGGTTTTTGTTGAACGGAACAGCGAGATGGTCCCGGTCAAGCCAGGTGTCACAATCAAGTCAGAACCAACCCCCGGTGTTGAGTATGTCCCAGCTACTCCCGGAGAGGCTGGAAGCCCCACGGGGCCGACGGTCCGAGCGGAGCCGACGCAGAAGTTCGTGGAGCAAGACGGCGAAATGATACCTATACAGCAGAACAAGCCTGTTGTTACACAACCCGCCGCCGCGCAGGTGGAGCCTGTGCAGAAGTACATCGAACAGCAGGGCGAGATGGTGCCTATTGAGCAAACCAAAGCACAGCCCCAGGCCGTTGAAACTGCCCCAGGACCGACGGAAGCGCCTATCGTAGCAGAAGCTAAGCCTGTCGTCGCCAAAGCGGCCCCTCCGTCAAAAATAGAGTTCCAAGATACCCCGGTCCATAACCGAGTGATGAACGAGCTGGTGAACGCCGAGGCTGGGGAGCGCATAATGACCCCGAGCGACGGCCCCGGTACGCCGATGAAGTTCACCGGCAAAAAGTCCACCTTTCCGAGCTGGATACCCACGGAGTTGCGCCGGAAGCCCTTGCTCGATGCCGTTTCTCGGCACATCATGGAGGGGACGGTGCCTACCCAGGCCGCCGAGACGCGCCTATACCGCGTCGTGGCCGAGGAGATGGCAGCCCAGGATGAAGTCTTGAACGATGCCAAGTTCGTCGAGGCTCAACGCAATAACCTATTTGATCCGTTCGCTACGCCGGAGGAGAACGCCGCCGCGCTAGCCAAATTTGACCAAGAATATGCAAAACTCCAAGGTAAATCCCGAAGCTCGGAAGCGGGCCGAGCAGAGGTTCAAGGATTGGGCAAGCCAGTTCAAGCCGAAACCACAGCCCAAACCGAGCAACGAAGCCAAACCGAGCAACGAATAGAGCGAGAGGCGAAAGAGGGCGAGAAGCTAGAACGCACGAACGAGCGGAAGCAGACCGCCGAGGAGTTTGTCGCTAGCAAGGCGGCGAAGTTCCGCACGGCGACCCTGAAAGACAACACGGGGGCTTTCGTCAGCAATCAGGACTACTACGCCCCGCGCAAGCCCGGCTCCCCTGCCCTCCACTATGAGGACTACGCGGCGTTGACCGACTTTATTGACCTCGCAGAAGGCGTGTTTAGGACCGACCCGCGTGCGGAAATCCGCATCGAGGAGGATGCGGCGCGCGTCATGCAAGACCTGTTCGGCAAGGACGTGGCTGGCAAATCCAACGAGCAGCTTTCCCGCATGGCGCGGGACATCGTGGACAGCTACGAAACCAAGGACACGCGAAATGCCAAGTTCCGGCTTAAAGACGACCTTGCGGCCAAGGGTATCGAGGTTACGGACGCCCAGGAAAAGGCGATATTCGACCTGAACCAAAAGATATTTGGCGACGGCGATATTCGCATCATGGGGCAAATCCTGGCCAACCAGGATGCTTTGGGCAAGTACCAGCGCGGCATCGTGGAGATCTTGGGCGGACAGGCCGACCCCGAGGGAACCTTCTACCACGAGGCGGTCCACAAGTACCTGGACGTGTTCACGGACCGGGCCGAGCATATCGCCATCCTCAAGGAAGGCCAGAAGGTCTACGGCATCGACGACTTCGCAGAGATTGAGGAGCGTATCGCGGAGGACTTTATCAAGTATGCCAAGGACCGCACCGGGGCCAAGGGCAAGCTACGCCTCTATTTCGACCGCCTCTTGCAGCGCATCGTCGGCTTCGTTGGCAACCAGTCGAAGATTGAGGCTCTATATGCCGATATCGCGTCCGGGAAGGCCAAGGAGAAGCCCCAGGCTCCCCGCAGGCGCGCCCGGACGAACGAGAAGCTGGAAAGCCGCGTATTCGCCCGCCTACAGGCAGAAAACCCCGACCTAGAGGGCGAAGTGACGTACCAGAAGCAAAACCTCCAAGAGAACATCGAGAAGGCCGTACAGCTCATTGGGGACGACCCGCAGCAGGCGTACCGCATCGCCTTGGGTGTCGAGCCTGCGCCGGAAGGCCAGACCAGCACCGCGGTCAATATCGCCATGGCTGAAAAGGCTTTGGATGATGGGAACAACACCCTATACGCCCAGCTCGTGAAGAACCGCAGCCTTGAACAGACCAGACGTGGCCAGGAGCTTGTGGCCGAAAAGGGCAGCGTGACCGATAACAGCACGTCCCGGTACGTCAAAGAGCTTGTGAAGGCACGTTTGGAGAAGCTGGACAGGACCACCCTCGCCAAGCTCAAAGACGTGCGCGGGAAGCGGAGCAAGTCTCGAGCCGTAGCCGCCATCGACTACCAGGTGGACAAGGCCGTGGAAGCCATCAGCGCCGCAAAGGAGCTGGACCTGAACGAAGCTCAAAGACTCATAGATAGCCTAGCCTGCACCTAATATGGCCGTGTTCTGTATCCCCCGCCACTTGGTCGAAAAATTAAAGGCCTCGGCCCTGCGCGGAGCCGTCGATATCAAAGCCCTGTACGAAATGTCCTCGGCAGAGCGCCGGGCGTTCTTCGTGAAGCATACCGACGAACAGGTCGGGAAGTTTCTCAATACGGAGTTTGAGAAGGCGATGATATCGAAGCAAAAGACGGCCATAACCGATTGGGCCAAGAGCGTCTTTTCCCCGGAGGCCAAAACCAAGCCCTCGTATCAGTCCGTGCTCGATAAGATAAAGAGCCTGGATGCACTCGGCGTGCTCAACCCCAAGAGCGAACGGGCCTTTTTGCAAGACCTCGTAACCGACAAGCTAGGCGTTTCCGTCAGCCCGGAGGAGGTTGCAGCTATCCAGGAACGGGCGCAGAAGATAGACGCCGCGCAGATCGCGCTTGGCGAGGACTTGGGAAACCCAGAAAAGCTGGATGAGAACCTTGCCTTTTGGACCGCAAAAAAGAAGATGGACGACTACTTGGCCAGCCTCGTGCCTGCCAACAGGCTCAAAGTCGCTACTAGCACCATAGGGCGCGGCATGATGCTCGCCTCCATCAAATCCCCCATCCTTAACATTGGGTCGAATACCGAGCTAGCCATCACGGAGGCGTTGGTGCGTCGTCTGTCCGGCGGGCGCGTGACCGGGGCAGACAATCAGCTCGCCATCGACTATGCCAAGATGGTCAACAAGATCTACCAGGCCACGGGCTACGACATTTCGAGGATGCAGCACATATCCGACGCCGGGCTGTCCGGCTCTCGTGTGGTTGGAGAAACCGTTACGAGCCAGGGGCCGGGGGCCGTCCGTCTCGCGGGCCGGGTGGTCGAGGATATCGTGTTCAAGCAGCTCATGGGTGCGCCGGACGCCGCTTTTGCTGGAGCGCACTTTGCAGACAGCGTGAACCTCAACGCCATGAAAATGGCCAAGGGCGACAAGGCAAGGGCCAGGACCATGATGCTTGATGCTATGCGGCTTGAGCCGCAGACGCCCGCAGGCGAATTATTGCGAGAACAGGCCATCCTGGACGCGCAGACCGCCACATGGACCAACGATTCTTGGGCGTCGGAAGCCACGCTAGCTATACGCCGCATCCTAAACAACCTCGTGCCAGACCTTCGCATTGGTGACCAGCTAATGCCGTTCGTGAAAACCCCGGCCAACGTGATCGCAACAGGTATGGACTATGCGGGCCTTGGCATACCGAGGGCCGCGTTCGACATCGCGCAGGCCTTTCGGAATGGGGAGCTGGGGAACAAAGCCAACATGCGCCGCGCCATGCAGAGCCTCGTGCGCTCAGGGTTCGGCTTGACCATGGCCGCAATCATCGCCGCCTACTTGGATGACGACGACTTCGTGGGGGCCTATGACCCTAAGCGAAAACAGATAGAGGAGCTTCGCAATTCCCGAGAAAACACCATCCGGGTCGGCGGCAAATGGATAGCGACCGACTGGCTCGGTCCCCTCGCCGTCCCTGTTACGGCCATCATGTACGCCCGGAAGCAACGCGGTGGCGTTGCTGAAAAGGCCGTGGCTTTCGGCAAAGGCCTTGGATACAGCATCGGCAACCTCCCGGTTATTGAGGACTTGATTGACGCAGACAAAGACCTTGCCGACGCCTTCGAGGGTGCGGATGCGCTATCGACGGCGGCTTTCAATTTCGCTAGCGACTATGCCTATAGCCGCCTTGTTCCGAGCATCTTGAGCGATGCTGCCTACGCCATGGACGACTTCGAGCGTGTGACAACAGGTGGGAGCATCCAGCGTATCAAGGCAAAAGTGCCTTTCCTTCGGGAGAAACAGCCCATCAAACGCGATGTGTTCAACAACGAGCTACCCGCAGAGCCGGGACTGTCTCAAATCTTGTTTGGCTCACGGGTCAAAACGGACCGGGAGAACGCGGTCATCAAGGAGATTAGCGACGTATCAAGTGCTGTCGGCAAAGGCATTACGTTTACGGATTGGGAGAAGAGTACCAGCAAGACCCTGGCGCAGTTCAAGGAAAAACACAGCCAAAGCGATTGGGAGAATGCCAAAATGCGCTATGGCTACCACCTCCGCAAGATGCTAGAGGAGGCTATAAACAAGCCGACCTACAAGGATTTGTCTGACGAGGACAAACTGACCATCCTCAATGGCATGGATGCCGAGGCGCAAAAAAAGGTGTTCTCGCAATTTAAGTTCAAGTACAAGCCCTCCGTGGTCAAGAAGCCGAAAATCTAGCGCTTTGAGTGCCGCCATCCGGCGTTTTTAGCCTCCTCCGGGCTGCAAAACCAACGCTCGCCGTTCGAGCGGTCAATCTCCGTGACATCGTAATACTGATCGCTGGGCATGTGGTATATCTTCTCCCCGGATGCGCTCACGTTCCCCTTTATTTTGCAATCCACAGTCTCAACCTGGGCCTGCGGTTCTTTGGGTGCTTGGCTGACGCTGTAAACAGTCCCGGCAAGAGCCAGCCCCGTCAATGACGCTGCTATGAGTTTGTGGTTCATACCCTCGGAGCCGGGGGCTTCATCCAACGCTTCCGGGCCAGGTAGTAACCCGCCATGCCGATAAGTATCACGATGCCAGTCGGGTAGTCGTAGTGGTCAAAAATTATCGTGCCGAACAGCATAAACAAGAGAAACGGCATGAAAAATGCAACATGCTTTCCGAAGTGCCGGACCTTCGCCTTCGCCCCCTCCCTCATTTCGGCATACACGAACCAACCCCCGAGGAGGAACAGGCCGAGAAGTATCAGGTCATTCGTCATATCTAAGCGAAGCCAGGGCTGCAGACATTTATTTGACCACCTGCATCGTGTCCAGGTCTAACTTCGAGCCGTCAGTAAATGTCTTGATACGCCCCTTGGATGATTTCGGGACGACCGTATTTATTTGATGCTCGATTATTGTGACGCTAGGCCCTATCTTCTCTCTGCAGCCCGTGCCAGTTTCTTCCTGCCCCTCCAAGCAAGTGCACCTACCGTCTACATAGACACGCCCTGGGTATGTACGTTGGCACCATACGGCATCCTGCGTATTCCACGATGGAGCCTGCCAAGGCGTATTCGGAACGTACGAAGGATTTGCATAGACTGGTCCACTGTATGAGGACTTGGCGGGCGAAGCCTCACAGCGCCCACTATCTATGCACCCGTAATTGTCTAACTTCGTACTGTTTGGCGGTGTACGATAGTATGGGGCGACGTATGTACCGTTTTTTTTATAATAGCCGTTGATGCGTACATCAGATGGGCTTGTGCGATAAGAACGCGCATCTACTTGGAAAGGCGCGATCAACAAGACGATGGCGATAGCAGCGAGGATTGTACGCATAATGTGCATCTTATAGCCTAAAAATAGGCATTTGTCAAGCAGTATACCCGACAGATACCTGTTTTTCCAACCCGCCTATATCAGCACCATGTACACCCCATACGCCAGGATGCACATGAGCGCCGCGCCAAGGGCCAGCTCGGCATCCGTAGGCATTGGCCGCTCAAAAGGCGACTTGGTCAGGCCGATGACGTAGCCAAAGGCCATGGAAACAGCTATTGCGACGAGGATGGCAAGTATTTTTGGCATGTCTATCGTGAACGTGCGGCGTGCTCGATCCCATCAAAGGGGTTATGCCCTGCTCCCTGGCACGCACATTGGTTTTGGGGCAGGTCTTAACGCACGCTCGCGGCAGACCCCATCACGGAAGGCCGCCGACTGCCCCCACTCGCCGCCGGATGTAGCGGATACGGCTGAGCAAATGGGGACATGCGGCGACCCTCCTGCCCGAGCGTGCTAGGCAGGAGGACCGTTCTTAGCACTTCTTCCGGCGTTGAAATGACTCGCTCGTCGTCCCTTTGCCAAGGGCTGATAGACGGGCGGCCTGGCGTCTCCCATTGACCGGGGAGGGATAGGGTTGCCCCAGGGTCGGCTGCAAGG